CACCTGATAATAACTACGGTCTATACCCATATCCTAATAAAGCTTATTCACTACGTTATGAATATTATGGTTATGGTACTACATTATCTGAAGGTGGTGATGTCCCTTTAATACCTGAGCAGTACAGATCTGTTATTGTGGATGGTGCAACTGCATATGGCTATCAATACCGTGGTGAAACACAGCAACACCAGTTAAACTTTCAAAGATTTGAGGCTGGTATAAAAAACATGAGAAGCTTACTTGGTAATAGAACAGACTATATCTATTCAACAGTAATATACTAGGTTAAATAATGGCAGATCAATCAGGAATTAATCCGTTTGTATTTCCATGTAAAGGTGGTCTAGTATTAGACCGTTCTACTTTTACTATGGAAGCTGGAATGGCCTTAGAGTTACAAAACTTTGAAGCTGATATTACAGGTGGTTATAGGCGTATTAACGGTTATGACAAGTGGAATACTAATGTAGTCCCTCAAACAACATCTTCTACTGAGCCAGTGCTCATGTCAGCTTACTTCGCAGGTAATGATAAAGTTATAGCTGCAAGAGGTGAGAAAATATATGAAGCAGCAAGTGGTAGTGGTTCTTGGACAGAGATAGATACGGGTAGAACTAACGCAAATAAATACACTTTCTTTAGGTATAACTTTAATAACACGCCTCACATTGTATGGGCAGATGGTGCTAATAACGCAACAAAGTATGACGGTACTACAGTAACAGATATTAGTGGTACAGGAGCACCTGCTAACCCTAAGTATGTTACATCGTTTAAGAATACTATGTTCTTTGCAGGTATGTCAGCTACACCACAAGAGATGGTTTTTACCGCACCCTACACAGATAATGACTTTAGTGTAGCTAATGGTGCAGGTTCTATACGAGTAGATGATACTATAACTGGTATCTTTCCTTTCCGTGATACATTAATTATCTTCTGTGAAGAGCGTATCTTTAGACTTGTTGGTAATACTATAGCGGATTTTCAACTACAACCTGTATCTCGTAATGTAGGTTGCATTAATGGATCAACAATAAAAGAATTTGCTGGTGACATAATCTTCCTAAGTCGTGATGGATTACGTACCGTTGCTGGTACAGAGAAGATTGGTGACGTTGAACTAGGTACTATATCTGCTCCTGTACATGAGTTATTCTCAGTCTATACAGATGTAGATGAGTTTGAAGCGGTAGTAGTACCAGACAAAACACAGTATAGAATATTCTTCGTAAACAATAGTGCTAGATCAAGAGCCGCAACTAAAGGTGTTATAGCCTACAGAGGAGCAGAGGGTTACACATACAGTGAGATACTAGGTATACAACCCTCCTGTACTGATTCTTTAAACGAACAGGGTTCTATCTTTGTATTACATGGTGGCTTTGACGGTTATGTATACAGGCAAGAACAAGGTAGTACTTTTGATGGAGAGACTATCATAGGTCGTTACAGATCACCAGACTTAACTATGGGTGATGCTGGTATAAGGAAGAACTTCCAACGTGTGATAATCAACTACGCACCTAAAGGTACAGTAAACGCAGATTTGTTTTTACGTTATGACTATGAAGATCCTAACATACCAAGACCTGCAGCGTACCCCTTTGACAGTACTAAGGTCGTTGCTATATACGGTGCATCTGCTTATGGTACAGCTACATACGGTGGTCAATCACAACCACTTGTAAGGCAGGCAGTAGAAGGTAGTGGGTTTGCTGTAGCATTAAGGGTTGTTGATAATGGAGTTTCAGAACCTTACTCACTAAAAGGGTTTCAGCTAGAATTTGACGCTTCGGCACGTCGATAGGAGAAAGATTAAATGGCAGGTTATACAAGACAGTCTACATACACCGATGGTGATATTATCAATGCGTCAGACTCTAATGACGAATATAACCAGTTACTAGCGGCGTTTGTAAACACTACTGGTCACAAGCATGACGGTACAGCGGCAGAAGGCCCTGTCATTGGATTGATTGGTGACCCTGGTGTTACTACTCCCTTAAACAAGGTTGTAGTAAATGATACTAACAATCGTGTTGGTGTCTTTGTTGATGTAGGTTCTAGTTCAGTTGAGCAGTTACGCTTCCAAGACGGTGTAATAGTTCCTGTAACTAATAATGACATTGACCTAGGTACTAACTCTATCAAGTTTAAGAATGGTTACTTTGCAGGTAACTTGACTGTAGACGGTGATATTACACTAGGTGGAGACATTACATTAGGTGATGCAGACACAGATAGTATTACACTAGGTGCTGAAGTAGACTCTCATGTTATACCAAACATAGATGGTACATATGACTTAGGTACTGCAACTAAAGAGTGGCGTAACCTTTACCTTGATGGTACAGCTAATATAGATAGCTTAGTAGCTGATACAGCAGACATAAATGGTGGTACTATAGACGGTGTTACTATCGCTACATCAGACATTACAGTAGGCTCAGGTAAAACACTTAATGTGTCTGCAGGTACACTAACACTAGCAGACAATCAAATATCAGGTGATAAAGTTGAAGGTGGCACAATCAATGCTGTTACTGTAAATACCTTAGACTTTGGTACATTATCTGATGGTACTATAAGTGTAACAGCTTTTGCTGATGAAGATGATATGACATCTAACTCAGCTACACTTGTACCTACACAGCAATCAGTTAAGGCTTATGTAGATACACAGATAGCTACTGTACCCATCGGCGACATTACATCGGTAGTTGCAGGTACAGGTCTTACTGGTGGTGGCACAATAGGTGACGTTACAGTAAACATAGACTCAACTGTAGCTACACTTACAGGTACACAGACACTAACAAATAAAACACTTACATCTCCAGCAGTAAATACTGCAACAGTAGTAGGTGGTACAATAAACAATGCAGTCATAGGTGGATCAACACCTGCTGCTATTACAGGTACTACAGTTACAGCATCAACTAACTTTGTAGGTGATATAACTGGTGATGTTACAGGTACTGTCTCATCTCTAAGCAACCACGATACTGCAGACTTAGCTGAAGGTACAAATCTGTACTATACACAAGCTAGGTTTGACTCAGCATTTACTGCTAAGAGTACAACTAATCTATCAGAAGGTACTAACCTATACTACACAAGTGCTCGTGCAAATACAGACTTTGACACAAGGCTTGCAACTAAAAGTACCACTAACTTATCTGAGGGTACTAACCTTTATTATACTGATGCTAGATTTAACACAGCATTTGGAAATAAAACAACTTCTGACTTGACAGAAAACACTAATCTGTATTATACTGACGCAAGGGCTAATACAGCAATCGATGCAAGAGTAACCCAAACCTTTGTAAATAGTTTAAACGTAGACGCTGCAACACTAGATGGAGATAGTAAAGCTACTCTCCTAGCTACAGCAGAGTCTAATGCTCTTGCATTATCAATAGCTCTAGGATAGTAAACATGGCAAATACATTCAAAAATTATACAAGTGCATCGGTAGGTACAGGTGCTACAACTACATATACAGTACCAAGTTCAACTACATCAGTGATGATCGGTTGTAACTTAGCTAACAGAACAGCATCTCAGATCAAAGTAGATGTACAGGCGGCAGGTGTTTACATCGTTAAAGGTGTACCACTACCAGCAGGTGCGGCTCTCTCAGTCTTAGACGGTAAGATTATCTTAGAGACTACTGACACTGTAATCGTAACAAGTGACACAGCATCGAGTTGTGATGTGATTGTGAGCGTACTGGAGCAAACCTAATGAGTAAGCAAACAGACTTAATTAACATACCCGATGCTATAACAGTTAGTGGCTCTAATGTTGGTATTGGGACGGATTCGCCTAATCATAAATTAGACATTGTTGGTTCTTCAGAAAACTTATTAGAACTTACATCGTCTGGTTCTTTTGGTACAGCCATAAACATTACGCAAAATACACCATCAACGTCTATTCTTGTAAACTCTACATCTACAGGCGATATTATTGATCTTCGTGATAGTGGAGCAACTGTGTTTACTGTTAAAGATGGCGGTAATGTTGGCATTGGGACGAGTTCTCCTGATGCTCAAGGGGGAAATCAAAGTACCATTCTAAATCTTGAAGGGGCAGACGATATTGTTTATTTCTCAGGAGGTAGTGGCGGTAACGCTGTAGATGATGGCCTAGCGATAGAAGGCGTAGCTACAGGGGTTAGCTCTGGGGATAAACGGGTTGGCACTATTTTGATGGTAAGAGATAACACCTCTACTACTTCTTTATCTTCTAAAATGGCTTTTTATACTACAGATTCAGGAAGTCACGCAGAACGTATGCGCATAGACTCGTCAGGCAACTTGTTGGTGGGTAAGAC